ACATAGCGTCGTGATGGTGTCTCTGTCGGGAGCATACGAGTTAGCCATCTCATGCTGGAGGCGATTGCCCAGACTAATAATCTTAACCGCGTGTTCACTCTCATACATGATTCTTCCTTTTCAGTCGTTTGTTAATTTCAGCCGCTAGTTCCTCTACGTCGCTGTAAACATCCGAACCCCAGAGATTACAAGACTCCGCAATCGACTTGAGTTCTAGAATGTCTAACTCCTGCCACGGTCTTTGGGGCGACAGGTCTAAGACCCGCCGCTTGTTAGAAAGGCTGTTGATTTGCTCTTGGTTCATAGCATCACCAGTACCGTGTAGCCCATAACGCAAGCCATTACGAACACTAGAGCGTCAGGCAGCCAACTCTGCTTTTCTTCTGTCCTTGGCAACCGTGATAGCTGCGATAAACCCCGCATCTGATTGAGACGCGCTGTACGCTGCTTTCCAATTTGATTGTAAATCTGCGACATTTTTACTCTCCTCGATTAGTTTGACGAATTCTGCTGGCTCAGGTTTTGAGCCATCTTCCGGTAAGTCCTCACCTGCGTAGATGTATAAGCCTAGGCCATGCATTGCAATCCCTTTTGCCAGGCAACGCATGATTGCCGTGTTGACCTGAAAAGCGTCTGGGTTAGGGATGGCCTTGTTCTTGTGGTCAAGGACGGGAAGTTGGCAGGTCAGGGTCTTGCCGAACATGGTTACATCTACGAACACCATCTTGGTGTCGCCGATGCTAACGTACGGTTTATCGTACGACTCGCCGAACATCTTGACAGTCCACTCTGCTTGCGGGTCTGCCTTGATTGCCTCTTGCCAAGCCCATGCCCACGACAGGTATGTAAGGTTGCCCTTCTTTTCCGTGTGGTCGTTGACGTTAATCTTTAATAAATCTACTGAGTTCATCCGTATCTCCTCTTAATATCTTCGTGTTCCTTCAAAGCCTCTAGTAAGAATTTTACTGCAATTGTTACATAGTCCTCGTCACCGTTAGAGTCTCGTATGGTCTGAGCGCACCCAATCATCTTGCCGTGATTTTGTGCCATCAGTCTTGCGCGTTCCCAGACCGAGTCCTCTTGCTCTTGTTGCTCCAGCTCTTGCTGGTGTGCTTGGGCATCAGTCATATTGGCTTGCCTCCCATGCGCGTTCTTCCCAATACGAATCCTCCTCCTCGTCCTCCTCGGACTCGAACTGTGGCGGTGTGTAGTACCAATCTTCGTCGTATAACATTTTTCTCTCCCCAAAGATGGGGCCGAAGCCCCGTTAGTTAAATTCCAAATTGTAAGAACGATAACATTTGCTTTGCATCCCAATACGACAGCCGCTTTGAAGTTGCTTTGTTTGCTGCATACTGCAAAGCCTCGTGCGACGGGACGCCTTTTGCTAGTAATTCCTGCAAAACTTTTTGTGCCTGTTCGATTGTCATTTATTCTCTCCTTCAAGCCATGGCGTTATTGCCATGAACAGAATCTTACACCACTTTTATGGGTTATATAAGAAATCTACTAGGGACTAACCCTAATGTATGGTTATACAGTAGAATGTAAGAATGTCCCCTACCCAAAGAAGCCTCAAGTACCTCCGAGACCAAGGCTACCGGTGTTGGATTGTGGAGAGGTGGTGTCCCTACTCCCGCAAGCGGATAGACCTGTGGAACTGTATAGACATCCTGGCGGTGGGTAACGGGGAGACCATAGGGGTGCAGACCACCAGCCGAGGGAATGTCTCGGCTAGGGTCAAGAAAATCGAGGAAAACGAGTATTTCCCAGAGTTGGTTCGGTCTGGGTGGAAAGTCCACGTTCACGGCTGGGGGAAATTAAAGGCTGGTTGGACAATAAAATTGGTTGAACTTAACTAAATCTGTGGTATCTTAGCGGTGTCGGTGCGGCAACACCGGAATAGGATGGTCTTAAACAAACCCCGAGTATTTAGCGGGTGTGCGTAATGCGCTGGTTCGAGGTGCTGAGACCCATCTTACCCAATGCGTTGCCCATGCCAGGGTCACACCCGCTAAGTTCTTGGGGTTTTTCTTTGGCGCTGACTGGTTAGCCCGCTATCTTTGGCTTGATACGTTGGGTGGGGCTAACGAGAGAATCTGCGTTACCGAACGGGGTAAGTTCACCATAGCGCAGCGGTCTACCAGAGTTGACCGAGGTGAAGGAAGCAGCGAATTCTGGGCGTTGAACTAGTCCCAATCGGATAGTGTGACGCTGAACCTCACCATAACGGGCGGGGTTTAGCGGGGCATTGCCTGAACCCATCGGATAGTGTTACTTACTAGTATCTTATAGGTATAAGTATGTTTACAGTAACTAAAGAGTGGTTGTCAAAAAACAATACAAGAAAGGGCGGCTATATTGCTGCTCAAATTCATGCTTTAGGTTATCCGTACCCACCTCCTAAAGGATGGCTAAAACAAATTATTGGCAAACAAATAAGTTTAGACCAGAGAGACGCTTTCGTTGCGGGCGCGACAAGCAAAGAAGCCGCTAGAAAAAAACTGCGAGAAATAAAAGATGCAAAGTTATGCTTGCAGTACGGATGGCAACCTAAAAAAGAACCACAAGTTAAAAAACAAAAAGGGCCACCAAAAAAAGTTATTACAAACGATTTTTTGCAAACTTTTGAGTGGCGCAGGTTGCGTATGCAAGCACTAAAAAAATACGGCGCTAAATGTATGTGTTGTGGTGCTACCCCAGCAGGCGGCGCAGTTATGAATGTTGACCACATAAAGCCTAGAAAGATATTCCCAGAACTTGCTTTGGATATAGATAATTTACAAATTTTGTGTCATGAATGTAATCACGGTAAGGGCAATTGGGACATGACTGACTGGAGGATAAATAATGTTGTGGCGCAACAAGACACACGGTAGTCAGCTAAAGGACTTCTCAGGGTTGAGATGGGGTGCAATATCCCCGACAGATGTGGATGCCCTGCTAGAGTTCTCTAACCGCCTGTTTATCATTGTCGAGACTAAGTACAAAAACTCGCCCATTCCTCGCGGACAGCTTCTAGCCCTAGAACGGGTCTGCGATGCCATAAACGACCCCCCGCATAAACATTGCCTGATTCTCCTGACATCGCATGAGTCGTCTGGGGATATAGACATGGGGTTGACCACGGTTACACAAGTCCGCGAGAATTGCAGTTGGCTAACAGAAATCCCAGAAATCACTTTGCGAGAGGCAGTAGATATTTATAGGGGTAAGTACCTAGGATAGAATGTTACATAACCGATTACAATACGCCACGAGGAGGTGGTAAACATGGATGACTTTGATAAGTTTTGGGCTGCTTACCCTAAGAAAGTAGCCAAGGCAGACGCTAGAAAAGCGTGGGCGCAGACAAAAGATATACGTCCTGAATTAACAAATTTGTTAACTGCCATAACCGCTAACTGCAAGACCGAGAGTTGGATGAAGTCTGGCGGGGCTTTTATTCCCTACCCAGCCACCTGGCTTCGTGGTGAGCGTTGGGAAGATGAACTAGAAGTTTCCCTGCCGAACGTAGTTAACGAGAAGCCTTGGCACGAAACCGCTACCGGCATAGAACTCAAGGGCAAGGAACTAGGATTAGACCCGAGCCAGTTCGAGTCGTTCCCACACTTCAAAGTTGCGGTAATGAGAGCCGCGCTTAAGTCTGCGTGATTCTCTCCCCACACAACAGAGACGTAGCCAAGCAGATGGTGGATAACGCACCTGATGGCTATATGCTAGAAGTCCGTCCTGCTAAACGCAGTTTAGATAGCAACAGGTACTACTGGGCGGTGTTGGGTGATATATCCGAGCAGATGGTTGTTGGTAAGGCTTATGAGCCAAGTATCTGGCACGAGTACCTACGGGCTTTGTTTCTGCCTGAACGGATGATTGAGTTGCCAGACGGAAGCATAAAGATGCTAGAGCCTAGTACGAGCGAGTTAAACCAATCCTTGTTCTCGGAGTATGTGGAGAAGGTGGTGAAGTGGGCTTTGGAACATGACGTTAAGTTCAGCGAGAATACGAGGGGGCTAGGTGACAAAGGATGAAAAAAACCATTTGTCTAAAGTTGCAGCCCTCGGATGCATGGTCTGCCGAAGAATTGGGTACTCTGATAGCCCGTCTGAAATTCATCATCTTCGGGCCGGTCAAGGGTGGGGCAGGTCTTCGCACTACCTTGCAATACCACTATGCCCAGAACACCACAGAGGTAAAACTGGAGTTCACGGACTCGGAACCAAAGGATTCCCAAAGCACTACGGATTTACCGAACAGGAATTATTAGAGGATGTATACCGTCTTTTGGGCAAAACTTTACCGGTAGGGAATAAATGAAAGCAATCGCAATCGCAACAACTAAGGGGGCTTGCCTACCCGTCCTGGCGGCCTCCATAACCTTCTACGTTCCGCAGGATGTAACGGTATTCCTAGCGGGTAGCGAGATTATTCTCCCCCGCCACAGGACGATAAACCTGCCCAACGACGCAGACAACTTTGGGGACGCTTACAACGCCGTGGTCAAACGGGCGTTTGAGGAGTTTGACGAGGTGGTGGTCTGTAACGACGATATTGTGTTCAACCCTAGCACCTGGAAGTTGCTAGGAGAAGACGTTGCGTTTTTGCGAGACAAAAGCATCCCCCTCGGATGGGTATCCGCTAGGTCTGATTATGCCCGAGGATTGCAGAACATTCGGCTTGGTCAGGGAAAAATGGAGTGGTTCAGGTACGAGACCGAGAACCTTATTAACATTACAGATGTTATAGCCCCGATTTGTAGTTACATTCACAAGGACGCATGGGTGGACTTCCCGCCTATCAACTGGTACTCGGACGATGTGCAATGCCTGGACATACAGAAGAAGGGCTTTCAGCACGCTATTAGCAGGGCTTATGTCCACCACGTTGGTTCTCAGACTTGCGGACGAGACGCTTTTCGTTGTATAAATGACTCTAGACCTTGGATAGAAAAAAACAGACCGGAGTTGGCTAAAATATGGTTCAAGAACTCACCGCAGAAATTGTAAAAACCCTATTAAGTTATAACGAAGACACAGGGATTCTTACATGGCTTTCTTCCGGCAACGGGAAAAATGCTGGGCAAGAAGCCGGTGGGATTCACAAATACGATGGTTACAAGATTTTGTGTATTTATGGAAAGCAGTATAAATATCACAGGGTCGCTTGGTTGTTGCATTATGGTGAGTGGCCCAAGCAGGTTATTGACCACATAAATGGCGACAAACTCGACAACAGGATATGTAACTTACGAGACGTTTCCGTAAAAACAAACCGTCAAAACTCTCGGGTTCCTGGCAAAAAGAACAAAAGCGGATTTTTAGGGGTTTCAAAAAGCAAAAACGAAAAAAAGTGGCGAGCGCATATAAGAATAAATGACAAGCAAGTTGAGATAGGAAGGTTTACAAACCCAGAGGAAGCCCACCAAGCCTACCTTATGGCAAAAAGGCAATACCACGCTGGATGCACAATATGATTAGCGAAGACCGTCTTCGGAACTGGGCCTTTTATTGTGCTTGGGGTCATGTTGGCCCAGAACACCGTACCCAATGCGCGAGCGCAGAAGGGAACTACGAGTCCGAGGATGTCTTTGATGGCGAAGAACCGAGAATAGAACCCGACATGATTGACGGGCAGATGGTAGAGGACGCGGTAAGGGAATTACCTGATGTATCCCGCAGGGTTTTGAAGGCAAGATATATCCAGTACCCGTACAACTTGAGCCACAATGTAGCCCAGAGATTGCGGATGAGTACGGATAAGTTAGAGGCAGAACTACACATAGCCAAGAGGAGGCTCAATGACCGATTACAAAGAAATAGTCCAAGGTTCGGAGGAATGGCTCCAAGCGAGGCTGGGGTTTGTAACAGCCAGCAGGGTTAGCGACGCTCTAGCGGGCAAGGATACGGAGACCCGTAAGAACTACCTTTGGCAGCTCGTAGCCGAAAGACTTACCAAGACCCCACAGGCGGGTTTTGCGCCCAACGCGGCTATGATTCGCGGAACCGAGCAGGAACCCATCGCCAGAGCCGCATACGAGGCTCACACGGGCGTTTTCGTAGACCAAGTAGGTTTCGTACCCCACCCGACAATACAATGGCTAGGAGCCTCTCCTGACGGTTATGTGGGGCAGGAAGGGCTTGTGGAAATAAAAAATCCAAACACGGCTACGCACCTGCAATATAGGAAGTCTGACAAGGTTCCAGCAAAGTATAAGAACCAGATGATGCTCCAACTTGCCTGTACGGGTAGGAAGTGGTGCGACTTTGTAAGTTTCGACTCCCGACTGCCCGTTAGCAAGATGCTGTTTATCGTGCGGTTCGAGCCTGAGCAAAAGGAAATAGACGAGATGCTAGACAAGATTCAGGTGTTCTTATCAGAAGTGGAGGCCGAGTGTGACGATTGACGACCTAGCGGTAGAAGCGGGATTGTTCTTGAAGGAGGGGGAGATATTGTTCAACTTCCACGAGGACTCTAGAACCCAGTTGCAGAGGTTTGCGGAAATCGTGCGCGAGGAGGAGATGTTGCGGTGCGCGAGGATGGCAGAGGATTGGGGATTTAAGACCCTAGCCCAGGAGATGCGGGGTTGAGCCAGCAGGTGATGATAGAAGCCCTCTACCAAGAGATTGTGGGGGCTGTGGAGAAGTTTGACGAGGCGCTACCTCTAGCCTCGGTGGTGGGGGTTTTAGAGGTGATTAAGTATCAATTACTAATGAACACGGAGGACGAAGAATGAAAGACGGAATTATAGCTGCACACCTCTACGCGCAAGACGCGGCGTGGTTCTTACTATTTCTGCTAGGCGTTATTATCTTCGCGGGGTGGACAGAGTGGCGGCGTGGTTAATAGCCGGAATCGGTGTTGTATACCTTGTGGTAGCGGTGCAGTTGCTACTAGAGGGTAAGGTGGGTCTGGGCGTAGCCTTCTTGGGTTACAGCCTTGGCAATGTTGGTCTTTATATAGCAGCCAAATAGGAGAAGTTATGGAATACGATAATACCAATAGCGGTGTGTTGTTTAAGAACGAGTCGGACAACGAGAAGGCTCCCGCCTACAAGGGCAAGTTAAACGTAGACGGGACTGAGTACAACCTAGCCGCATGGATTAAGACAGGCAAGTCTGGGCAGAAGTTTATGAGCCTGAAGGTTGAACTACCCAAGCCCAAGGCAGGGCCGAAGCAACAAGCCTTAGAGGACGACATTCCATTCTAAGCCAGCAACAACTAAAAGCCCTGTTTGATTACAGGCGTGGAAGACTTGTGTGGAAGCCTCGACCCATTGAGGCTTTCGCCAAGTATTCTGCTTACGTCATGTGGAACCGCAGATACGCGAACAGGGTTGCCGGTCACATAACCCCTCGCGGTTATCGCAAAATTGCTATATTCAGAAAGCCTTACTTTGCCCACAGGATTGTCTGGGCGTACCACCACGGGTACTGGCCCGAACAGGTTGACCACATAAACTGCAAGTTTGCAGACAATAGATTAAGCAATCTCAGGGTTGCCACGCAGATGGAGAACAGGTGGAACTCCAAGCGCAGAGAGAAAACCAAGTCCAACATCAAGGGTGTCTACAAGAGGAAGGAAAAGTTTTACGAGGCGCACATAATGGCAAACTATAAGAGGTATTATCTTGGGAGATTTGTTCGAAAATCTGACGCAGCCAGAGCCGTCACCACCGCCAGAAAAGCGTTGCATAAAACATTTGCTAGGGCTGGTTAGTAGAGGAACCTTTACCGCAACCCCAGAGGAGTTCTATCAAATCGTGATGAGCGAACATGAGGCGAAGATAGAGGGGTTGGCAAGGTATGTGTTGACGCTCCCGACAAGGGAGGCGAGAAGGAAGTGGCTTGACCAGTTTGAAGCCAAGCACAATTTGACAATAGCCGAGGAACTAAAGGAAAGAATTACTCAGATTCATAGAGAGCGCGTTCGTGCTTCCGACGTTTAACTAAGCCAGGCAGCTCTTTCCCACCCGCTTTAGTCCACGCCATGAAGGACTCTGCCGCACCCTCAAAATCGCCACGGTTATGCTTCATGCGGATGGTTGACCTTTGGAGGTTGCCAAGCCCGACGTTGAAGGAGAAGGAAACCAAAGCGTCAAAGCGGCCTTGAGTAAGTCCACCTGGACAGAGGCGCAGAACACCTCGTTCGAATGTAGACAGGTCTTGAGCCAAG